GTGAATAGACCTCTTCGTGAAAAGCGTCTGTGTCGTCTTCGTCGTCGGAGCTGTACTTGGCGAGGTCCGCGAGCCCATTGGGCGCAAAGGCTTCGAGAATCAACAGCGCCAGGGCTGGGCTTTCTATGCCATCCAAAAATGCGTAGTCGTCAAACTCGGCGTCATGGCCGCGCCAGTGCTCGCAGATCAGGTCCAGTAGTTCGAGCGCTTTGTGTTCTGGACGGCGCAGCTTCAAGGCAATTTCAGCGGCTTTCGCCATTGCGGTTCCTGCAGTGTGATTTCCCATCTCTATCTCCTAGCATTTAGCCACGGCGCGTGGCCGGGACGGTGGGGCGCTCCCGGCCCCTGGTGTAGGGGCGGGGTGGGGTGACTCGGTGATTGCTCTGCGCAACTGGTTGAACGTGTCCCGGAACTTGGGGTACTGCTCCACAGGAACTTCGCGCAAATACTGGTGTGCAACCACTTTCTTTTCGTCGTCCCAGATGATCCGGGCGCGATCAACTCCTGGCACAAAGAACCGGTTGGGGTGTTTGCGCCACTGCAGCAACTCGCCAGCGTCAAGCATCTTGCGAATGGGCTCGGGAAGCGCCACAGCGTTCACGGCGGAGATCTTCGATTCCTCTCGCTCGATTGCTTGCTTGGTTGTTTCGATGCCTGCCTGAATGGTTTTCAAGGCCTCGTTTTGGCGGTTCCATCTGTCAAGCGTTGCTTGACCGTTGCGCTTGTCATTCAGTGGTTGACCATTCGCCTGTTTCACGCTGGCGTAGTGGCCTGTCAGCTTGACATCGAACAGCGCTTGCTTTTTTGCTAGGGACTGTTTCAGCACCTCAAGTCTTTTGGACATTTGCTCTCCTTGAATATCAAAGCACCGACCCGCGATGCTTTGAGATCGCCCCTGTCTCCAAGGGCCTGCAGGCATATCCCCGTTTCCGGGTTCCTGCTGCACCGCTGGCCGGTGCTTTGCTGATCGTGGAATGCTTTGAAGGGCGGGCAGGGCCTAGCTAGTCACTGCCTTCTGTCGTCCGGCGAGCGTCCGCATCTCGAAAGTTCTATGCGTGCTTCACTGTCCGCCCATCAAAGCACTCCCGGCCCCTGGTGTAGGGGCGGGGTGGGGTTTCCCCGTGTGGATGCGGGTAGGGGGTTACTTGCCTAGCGCCCGAACCATGCACTGCGGGGTTGTCGAATTGCCGTTGATAGAACACATGGCATCGATTGGATTTGCGCCATTAGTAACCATGTCTTTGATTGCCGCAGTGTTGTGGGCAGTGCATCCGGCAATCACAGCCACGATGGAGACAACTGCAATAGCGACCGCGCGCCATACGTTCGTCCAGAACTGGTTTTCGTCCATTTGCTTTTTCCTTTGTTGAAAAACACAGAGCACTGCCAATCAATGCGCTGTGGTTTTGCCCCTGTCTCCAAGGGCTTGCCGGTTACTCGATCCGGCTCCACTGAGGGAAGGTTTTGGCCCAAGCTATGACGCTCTGAGGCTGTCCGTGTGTTGAATGGCTTGACTGATTGCGTTAAGGGTTCGCCACACCCAAGTACCCCGTGCGCCGTAGCGCCTCTTGTGTCCGGGTAACTCGCCTATCGACAACTTGCTGGCATCTCCCGGTTTCCCGGCTCCAGCTCTACACAGCGAATTCGTGCAAGCCACCCGGCCCGCCATCGCTGTTTGATGCGTCTCTGTTCTTGGGTGCATCCCCTCACCCCTGGTCACGCTTCGGGGCTGCGCCTGCTGTCGTCTTGGTAGCGAACCGCAGGGGCTGGATTTTTAAGGGGCTGTCGGTGGCCTGCTCGATGGCTTGTCACCCTGTCGCTGCGTTTTGCTGCGATGGGTGAATTATGCACTTCTGCATAGTAGCTGTCAATGCAGTTTTGCATTATTTTTTACTTCAGGCGAAAAAAAACCGCCAGTAGGCGGTGGCTGGCGTGTGCACGCAAAAATGTCTTGTAATGCTATGCAGATGTGCATAGAATGGCGCATGGACAAAATTCAAGATGCCATCCAATCACTGCGGCGCACGCTGTCGCAGTCCGAAATTGCACGGCGCACCGGCATCGCGCAAAGCAAGATTTCCCGGTGGGAGGCTGGCGACGTTCCAGCAGGTGCGTCTGATGCCTTGAGGCTCATTGAGCTGGCTGCGGAGATCGACTCGCCCGCCCCCGCCCGCAAAGCCAAGCCCACCACAGAGGCCGCGTAAGTGTCCTTCCCACATGCCCACGCACCCACCCAAGCAGCTCACTCCAGTGGCTGGGGTGCGCGTTCTGCCCTGGGCTACGGCCTGGGGCGCTTTTCTTCCCTGAAAGCCCTGTAAATGGCAACCGACAAAGTAGAGCTTCGCGTGGACATCAGCGCCGAGCTGGCCAGCCGTATCGACGCCATGCTGATGGTGGACGGCCTCAAGTCTCGCGCCGATTACGTGGTGCCGATCCTTGAAAAAGCTTTGAGCTACGAGCCGCATAGAGCCACTGTGCTCCTGCGCTGCGCTGGCATCAATCCGCTGGCATCCGCCGCTACTGGAAAGGCTGCGGAATGACCACCCACATCATCCACGGCTTCATGCACGGGCGCGCAACCCACATGCCGCGCACCTGGCCAGACAACACGCTGCGCAGCGTCAACACCCCGTTTTCTGCCGCGTACTTTGTGCCCGGTGTGCCCGGTACATACGCCGCGCCCACAAAGCCCGGTGTGAGGCCTGTCCTGGTGCTGAATACCGCAGGCCGTCCGCAGGCCACGCTTGCACGGGCTACCACAAATCAAATCAAGCTTGACCCAGCGAAGACCGTGGAGCAGATCGCAGCCGCTGCCGTGCGCTCTTCGCAGCTTTCGCGGCCAGCGAAGGCCAGCAAGAAGGTGGCGGTGGCCTGAGCATGAGCAATCCCTGGTTCCGCATGTATTCCGAGTTCTCGCACGACCCCAAAGTGCAGATGCTCAGCGAGGCTATGCAGCGCCGCTATGTGATGTTGATGTGCCTCCGTTGCAGTGACAGCCTTGTAACGTTACAGGACGAAGAAGTAGCGTTTCACCTGCGCATCAGTAACGAGGAATTGGCCGAGACGAAGGCGCTTTTCATTGCTCGCGGATTCATTGATGCGAAGTGGAGTCTGCTCAATTGGGAAAAGCGCCAGTTTGCGTCCGATACCAGTAAAGCACGAGTGGCAAAGCATAGGGCGCTACAAAAAGCGAAGCAATCAGGCGCCAGTAACGGCAATGTAACGTTACATGGCAATGACAGTAACGCCCTAGATACAGATACAGATACAGATACAGATAAGAAGAAAGAAGAGAAGGCCCGCAAGCCTGCGGCATCTTCTTTCGTCGTGCCTGAGTGGATCAATCTCAAGCATTGGGATGCATGGCACTCCTGCCCGAAGCGCAAGAAGGCCACCGCCGAGCAAAAGCAAATGGCGGTGAACAAGCTGGACGAATGGCGGAATGCCGGTATCGACCATGCCGCAGCGCTCGAGAGCGCAGCCATTGGTGGCTGGCAAGGCTTGTTCAAGCCCGACGCCCCGGCCGCCAACAAACCCGGCCACACCGCCGCAAAAAAGCCCGGAAGTCACGCTGGCTTGACCGAAATCAAATATTCCGAAGGAGTGAACGCAGATGGATCATTCGTCTGACCAGCCCATGCGTACAGCATTTAGCCGACTGCCGAGTACCGCTCAGGAAAACCTGGGCGAAGTGCTGTCAAGCTGCCCCACCCACGGGCACTACCAGTCAACCGGCGTTCGTTACGCCATCGGGAAACTGGCCAAAGAGGTCTGGACACCTTGCCCCGACTGCGAAGAGGCCCGTGTATCGGCTGAGCGCCAAGCGGCTGCTGAGAAAACCGCTGCAGCGGCAAAGGCCAGGCTTGAGGCACTGCTGAGCGAGGCTGCAATCCCCGCCCGATTCATCGGACGCACGCTGGCCACATACCGCGCTGAGACGGCAGAGCAGAAGCGGGCGCTGGCCGTTGTGTCTGAGTTCGCCAACAATTTTGCCGAGCACCGCGCCAAGGGTGATTCCTTGATCCTGCTGGGCGCGCCTGGAACGGGAAAAAGCCACCTCGCAGCCGCTGTGCTGCAGGCCATCCTGCCCGAGCACTGCGGCCTGTACACCACCTGCGCTGGGGTAATTCGCGCTGTGCGGGCAACGTGGCGTCCAAATTCCGAGCGAACCGAGGCCCAGGTGCTGCAGGTACTGGCCACCGTGCCGCTGCTGGTCATTGACGAAATCGGCGTGCAGTACGGCACCGACAGCGAGCAGAACATCCTGTTCGACCTGCTGGATCGTCGCTACCGGGAAATGATGCCGACCATTCTGATGGCGAACCTGCGGCTAAAGCGGGAGAAAGACGCCAAGCCTGCCGGGCTGCGCGAGGTTCTGGGCGAGCGCATCTATGACCGCCTGACCGAAATTGCCAAAATCGTCACCTTCGAGGGCGAGAGCTACCGGGCGCGGGCGCGCAAGGAGGCCGCAGTATGAGCCTACGTGACCACCTGACGCCAGACAAGGCTTGGGCACACGCCGTGTTGGATGACGTGCGCGACGGTTTCCCGCAACGCATGCGCGACGTTCGCCGTGCGCTTCACATCCTTGGGGAGCCGCTCAGTGCATGACCACATGTCAAACCTGCGCCCACTGGCAGCCAAAGGCATCCACCACCATGGCAAAACACGGCATGGCCATTTGCGCCCTGGGCACACGCTGGACGTACTACCCACCGCAACACACATGCCCCGGCCACAAGCCTGCGGCCGAGGATGTGCAGGTTTCCCGCGTGAAGTGGCTCAGTCGCAAGTTTCCAAAATGATCGCAGTCACTGCGCACAGCTGGGGGGGGA